AGGCTTGGGGTGAATAATGGCAACGATTGGCGAAGTTCAGGGTCAACTAGACACCCATGAGGCAGTCTGTGCTGAACGCTATGCAGGCATCAATGCTAGGCTAAAGAGGCTAGAACAGATCCTCTTAGGTACTACTGGTTTTATTGTAGTCTTATTACTCAGCTTAGTTCTTAAAGTAGGTTAAGATGAGTAGGAAAGTTACATCTGCTAAGACTAAGACTACTATTACTAAAGAATTACTGTATGTTGTTCCAACAAGTAACACTGGTTTCTGGCAACTTCTTTATGTTATTAGTACAGCTGGGACAGAAACTCCTAAGGTTTACTGGTACGATAAGTCTAAGAATACTGAGTACTTAATTCTTGCTGGTAAGAACTTAGGAGCTGGTGACTATCTATTATTTACAGATGCAATAGTTGTGCTTCAAGGTGGTGATGAAATTAGGATTGAGCAGGCTGGCACTAGCTCAGTTACTTATGTTATTACAATAGAATTAATTCAAGAACAAACAATTCAATTTCATAGCTAGGAGTTATTATGCCAATGGTAGACGGAAAGAAATACCCTTACACTAAGAAGGGCAAACAAGCAGCAGCATCGGCTAAGATTAGTAAACTTCGTAAAGAAGGTATGCCACAGAAACAAGCAATTGCTGTTGGCCTATCAATGGCTGGTTTGGCTAAGAAGAAGAAAGCTAAGAAGTGAAGCAAGGATTATACGCTAATATCTGGGCCAAGCGTAAACGTATTAAAGAAGGTAGTAACGAGAAGATGCGTAAACCCGGAACAAAGGGCGCTCCAACCGCTAAAGCATTTAAACAATCTAAAAAGACTACAAAGAAATGAAAGATTCAAGACTAACTAGGGCTGGCGTAGCAGGTTTTAATAAGCCAAAGCGTACACCTAGCCACCCAACCAAGTCTCATGTAGTAGTAGCCAAGGAAGGCGATCAGGTCAAGACTATCAGGTTTGGACAGCAAGGTGTTTCAGGCTCTCCTAAGAAGGCTGGAGAGTCAGAATCATACCGTAAGCGCCGTGAGTCTTTTAAGTCTAGGCACGCCCAGAACATAGCCAAAGGTAAGATGTCTGCTGCATATTGGGCAGATAAAGTTAAATGGTAGTTGACAACTACTAATTTCTATGGTATAATACTACTATGACTTATTTACAACTAATCAATGACGTGCTTATCAGGCTTCGTGAGAACGAAGTTAGCACTGTGTCGCAGACAGCCTACGCCAAGATGATTGGAAAGTTTGTCAACGATATCAAGCGTGAGGTAGAAGACGCTTATGACTGGAATGCCTTAACTGATACCTTGACAGCTGCAACTACAGCTAATTTGTTTAACTACGTACTGACTGGCTCTGGGGTACGGTTCCGTGTCCTAAACGTAATTAATGACACCAGTGATTGGTTTATGGAGGTAGCTCCTAGAGCTTACTTTGACCAGCAGTTCTTGATTAATAACGCTCAGGCAGGTCAGCCTCTATACTATAACTTTAACGGCGTAGACTCCAACGGGGATACTCAAGTAGATATATTCCCTAAACCTGATGGGGTCTATAACCTACGATTTAATATTATTAAACCTCAGGCTGCACTGACTCTGGCTACCGATATAATCAAGGTTCCTTCCGAGCCTGTAATCTTTGGTGCTTATGCTAAAGCCTTGGCAGAGCGTGGCGAAGACATGGGGCAGAATAGCTCAGAAGCCTACGCACTTTATAAGAAATCTCTAGCAGACCATATAGCTATTGAGTCTAGTCATTATCCTGATGAATCTATCTGGAACTTAAACTAAGTGGCAAAACCTCTTAAAGCAGTATCAGTAGCAGCGCCGGGATTCTATGGACTCAACACTCAAGAATCTGGTGTTACTCTACCGCCTAACTTTGCATATGAAGCTACCAACTGCGTCATAGATAAGTTCGGGCGTATTGGCGCACGCAAAGGCTGGACTAAAGTTAATGGATCTACTAACGCAGACTTAGGCACTAACAAGATTCAAACTCTGTATGAGATTGTTAAAGAAGACGGTAACGTAGTAATCTCTGCAGGTAACAATAAACTCTTTACTGGACGTAGTACGTTAACTACAGCTACTGTCAGAGATGCTACTAACTCAGCTGATTTAACATACACGATTACTGATAACCATTGGCAGATAGCTGCTCTGCCTTATGACTCTGGTCTTAGTGCTTCATCCCATGCCTACTTAGTTCAGGCAAGTCATCCTGCTTTAATTTATCATAAGCTGGGTGCTACTGGTCATGCACATACTGGTTCATATGGATTTCAAAGACTAGCAGATATTGGCACACTGCCCAGTGGTTTTACTGCCAGCACCTTTACACCTAATTGTGCATTGGCTGCTTATGGTAGGATGTGGTATGCTGATATCACTGGAGATAAGCAAACTATTTACTTCAGTGATTTGCTTAATGGAGACAACTTAGCTACTGGGTCTTCAGGTAGTTTAAACATTGCTACAGTGGTTCCTAATAATGACCCTATTGTATCACTAGCAGCTCATAATAACTTTTTAATTATTTTCTGTAAACGTAATGTTGTATTATATTCAGGCGCTGACGATCCTGCAACATTGACGTTATCAGATGTAATTAAAGGTATTGGATGTATTGCTAGAGACTCTGTTCAGAATACTGGCACAGATATTATCTTCTTGTCGGACACAGGTGTACGTAGTTTACTGCGTGTTATTCAAGAAAAGTCTTTACCATTTAGAGACTTGTCTAAGAATGTACGTGATGACTTGATGGGTTATGTTAACTCAGAGACAGCTAAGCTTATTAAGAGTGCTTACTCTCCTAATGATGCTTTCTATGTTCTAGCTCTGCCTACCAGTGGGTTAACATATGTCTTTGATATGCGTACTTCTCTAGAGGATGGCTCAGCTAGGGTTACTACTTGGAATAATATTAATCCTAATGCTTTGTGTGTTACTGAAGCTAGAGAGTTACTGCTAGGAAAGTTAGGATACATTGGTAAGTACGGTGGTTATGCTGATGACACAGCTGTTTACCGTATGGTGTACTACACCAGCTTCTTTGATTTCAGTGAGCCTACGCTAGAGAAGATTCTAAAGAAGATTAATATTGTAGTCTTTGGCGGTGCATCACAGAGCTTTGTAACTAAATGGGGTTATGATTATGGTGGTTTAAATTATAACCAAACACTAAGCTTACTAAACTCCACAGTAGCTCAGTATGGTATTTCAGAGTATAACACCACTGCTGAGTACGCTGGCTCAGAGAATATTAATTCTTTGATAGCTAATGGACTAGGATATGGTAAGGTATTACAACTAGGATTTGAAGTAGATATTCAGAACAGTTCTATGTCTATTCAAAAGTTTGAAGTATTTGTTAAATCTGGAAGGACGATATAATGTCTAACTATACGAAGACTACCGACTTCGCAGCTAAGGATTCTTTAGCCTCAGGTAACCCATCGAAGATTGTTAAAGGCGCAGAGATTAATACTGAGTATGATAATATTCAGACTGCTGTCAACAGTAAACTAGATGCTACTATTGCTGCATTAAACACTTTATTAACTGGTAACACTATTACTGACGGGACTATTAGTGGCGGTACATATTGATCCAGATGACAAAAAAGTTCCTGTCTGCGTCAGAGATAACTATATTATTTATATCGAAAGAGTAGGACTAGCAAACTGGATGCACGCAGATGTTATTAAGTGGACACCAGAAATATTCAGGCAGTTTGACAGAGACTTAGATTTAATATTTGAAATGCATGGTGGTCCAATGTTCATCATGATAAATAAAGAGAATAAGAAGTTGCAGAAGTTTGGAAAGATGTTTAGCTTCTGGCCTTATAAAGAAGTACAATGCTACGATGGTATTACGAGACTTGCATTTAGGAGAATGTAATGGGTGACATAATTAACGCAGTATCAGACGTATTTGGATTTGGTCCATCGTCTAAAGCTGCTGAAGCGCAGACACAATCAGCAGGTATTGCTGCTGCAGGCTCAAAAGAAGCTGCACAGATTGCTGCTGAGGCTGCAAAGTTTAGACCATATAATGTTCGTACAGCGTTAGGTGGTGTAACCTTTGGAGATCAATCATTAAACATTGATTATGACCCAGCACTAGCTGCGTATCGTAGCCAACTGTTCAGAGCTGCAGGAGCTGCGCTGCCTCAAGATATCCCAGCTGCTGAGGAGCAAGAGTATCAACGCCTGCGCTCTGCTGCAGCACCGGGAGTATCTCAGCAATACTCTCAGCTTGGTACTAGCCTCTTTCGTACTGGTAGGCAGGGTCTTGATATCTATGGCGCTAACCCTGAGCTACGTGCATTCCAGCAAGCACAGATTGACAAAGAGACACAGCTAAGAGAACAGGCTAAGGCTAACGTAGCTGGAAGGATTGCTCAGTCTACAGGTCTGTTTACTTCTGGTCTTGGTGTCGAGCAGGCATTGCTGCAACCTGTTGAGATGGGCGCACAACTTGGTGGACGTGCCGCTGCTGCTGGTGCAAGTGCTGGTGGATTCTTGCTTAAAGGCGGTATGGAAGCTGCCTCTGCACAGGCTGCAGGCGCTCGTCAGGCTGGTCTAATCTCTGCTCAGTCTCAACAGAACTTGTTTGGTGCTCTGCCTTCTTACAGAGAACTAACAACCCAGCAACCTAATACTCCGTATGGTACACCGCTACAGAACTTCTACTACACTGGTTCTTTTGCTGGTAACCCACAAGTATATGGGCAAAGAGCTGGAGTAGACTTTACGGCTATGGACGTTTACGGTTAAGGAGTAAGGAATGGCTACACCACAACAATCTTTATTTGGTATGTTCCAAAGCCCTGCTCAGATAGAGCAAGCGCAACAGCAACGATTGTTTGAGCAGGCTCGTCAGTCTGCTATGATGACACCTGAGCAACAAGGTGCGTTTATTGCTGCTAGGTCTGGTCAGATGACTGGACGTTTACTGTCTGACATTGCTGGTTACGAAGACCCAGCTCTAAAGAAAGCACGAGACCTGCAAGGTATTGCTAACGAAGTTAAATCTTCGATGTCTGCTGAAGACCAGAAAGACCCTGCCAAGGTATACGCTGCTATGGCTAAGCGTGCTAGCGAGATGGGCTACACTCAAGAAGCTATGCTACTAGCTGATGAAGCTAATAGACGAAGCATTGAAGAGCGCAAGCTATCTCTAACTGAGCGTGGAGTTAAGGTACAAGAAGAGCAAGTTGAAGTTTCTAAAGCTAAACTTAAAGCAGAACTTGAGGATACAGCTCGTAAGAACAAATATACTGATGCACAGATTCGTGAGATTGAAGCTCGTATTGGTAACTTGAATGCTGATAAGTATAGCTTCCAGACTGTCAAGGATGCTCTGGGTAATATCACAGAGATTATCGCAATCAATAAAACTAATCCATCTGATGTTAAGAATATTAAGGTAGCTGGTGGAGTTGCTCCGGGAGGCCCATCAGGAGAAACAGCAGCGCAAGCATTAGAAAGACGATTAAAATCACAAGGCAGAGCTTCTCGACAAGCTGCTGCAGGAACTGAAGAAGTTACTATTGGTGCTGATGGACAACCAGAAACAAGAATTGTTAGCGGAGGCCAAGCTAGTTCAGAACAGATTGGACAAATGAATAGGGCTGAGCTACAAGAATATTACAGATCAGGTAAAATACCACAGCGTCTGATTGGAATGTAATGGCTGAGAAAAAAATTAATTGGGATAAGTTTTCTATATCCGATTTAGAAGCTATTGCAAAAGAAGATTGGGATAGTGTTTCTATTCCGGGTTTAAAACTGTACACTGGACAAGAGTACGATACTGGAGAGACTCTAGCACGAGGCTTCGAGCGTGGAGTAACATCTACTCTGCGTGGTTTGTCACAACTATTTGGCAACGACTTAGACTTCTATAATCGTGCCTTTGGTTATCAGACAGACCTAGAGAAAGAGCAAGAGTTTCGTACCATGATGGAAACCAACACTGGTGCTGCTATCACTGGTGTATTGGCTGGTTCTATAGCTGACCCAACAAACTTAATTCCTATTGGCACTGCTAAAACTGTTGGTCAGTTTGTCAAGCAAGGTTCTCTAGTTGGTGGCGTGGCTGGTGCTTTAGAGCCTACCTATGAGGAAGAATACGATGACTCAAGGTTAACTAACATTGCTGTTGGTACTGGCTTAGGAGCTGGTATTGGTGGTGCTATAGGTAAGTTTGTCAACAAAGCTGAAGCAGCTAAGACAGCTCAGGTTGAAGGTGGTGGTCCTATAGTAAGGACTGCAGAAGAAGCAGCAGTGGCTACTGAAGAAGCAGCTGCGCCAGTTATCAATCAACAACAGTTTACTAACTTACTTGATATCCAACGTAGGATTGAGGTAGGTGAGTTAGTCACTCCAGCAGAGCAGAGATTCCTTAAAGACTTTGAAGATCAGTTACCTCCTCTAACTGACGATGCTGTTCGTGCATTTGAGATACAGTCTCGTATCAACGAAGGTTCTCTGATTACACCAGCAGAGCAGCGTTTCCTGTCTGACTTTAATAAACTTGAGAAACCAATCTTCCAAGTTCCTCCTAGCAC